TCCAATCTTGCATTTCAGTATTCATAGCATTAATCCAAAAACGAGGACCTTGAAGATATTTCTCAGTTACTTGTGTTATTGGTTGAAAAACGCCCAAATACAATATTCCATTTTCACGCCAAACATTAACCATTGTACTAAACCCAGCATTCATGGATTTGGTTATTTGTCCAGGAGTAGCTGCATCTTCAAAATTGGTTCCGTCAAAGATGCCCTGATAAGATATATATTGCATTTAGTATTTAGTCTTGTCAACGGAACCATGGGCTACTGCGTTGTATATGTATGCAAGATAAAAATCAACTTGATTGCTACGATGAGATGAAAAAGGATAAAACCGAATCACATCAGGAACAATATTTTCCCACCCGTTATGATTGGAGACTATCCAATTGTGATGAAAAACGTAGTGTTCCTTGTAGAATTAAAGATGAAAACCATCAAGCATAAATTTCATTAACACTAAAGGAAACTTCAAATGAAAACAATCGCTACTCTTATCGCTACTTTGGTAGCAACTGCTGCTTTTGCTGCTGAACCCGCTAAGACAACTACTGCTGCACCTGCAGCTACTCCTGCTGTTACAGCACCTGCTGCACCAGCTAAGACCGAAATGAAGTTAGCTAAGAAGAAGGGGGACAAAAAAGCTGTTGCCACTAAAAGTACTAAGCCAGCTAAACCTGCCAAGGACAAAAAAGCTACAGCTAAGGCTGCTCCAGCAGCACCAGCAGCTAAGTAATCTAATAATATGTGATGATGATGACGATGACGGTCCAGAAGATTTAGACTGTCATCTGTCATACGGTCGTCCTAAAGTCTACGAAGTAGATGAAAAAGTTACAGATTTAGGTAATGAACCATTATCAGATTATGTAATTGTTAGATTAGCTGTTGCCAGAGCAAAAGCCATGCAGAAATATAGGGAAACCTATGATGAGGCATAAATATATGTAGTTAGAGTTCTACACAAAAACTCAACTTACACATACACAGGAGAACAAATGTTAAACCAATTAGCAGGTTACTTTCATAACCTATTCAATAATTTCAGCAAACCACAGACTTATGGTTCTGCACTAGAAGAATATATAGTAAGTCATTCCCCCCAAACTGCATGTGATATAGACCGATTGATCCGTCAATTCCATATTTCCCAAGAGAGAAATCACGGAAAATTATGGTTCTGATCTACTGGTGGCCTGTATCTGACGAAGAATGGGAGCGGTTGAATCACCCTGAAAAATTTCAACCAAAACGAGAAAAATAACATACACACACAAAGGAAATATTATGTTTACACCTGAATTTTATATCGATCTGTTTCAATCCTCTAAGAGATTGGCAACCAACAAAGTGTTCGCTGACAAACGGTTAAATAAAGTCGCAAATGACTTTATAGATGCCCAAACAATCTTTGCAAAAATGCTAGCAAAGAATACAATAGAGATGTTAACTTACAGCGTTGAAAGCGTAAGTAAAGTAATTTATCCTCAAGGTGAGGATGAGTCAGTCAAAGCAAAGACTGCTAAAAAATCAGCTAAGACAGACACAGACATTAATCAAGGAGAATAATATGTCACAATTTGATACACCAAAATTACCCGAAGTAAAATTCAACAAGAACGGATACGAAATCCGTGCAGACATTCTAGATATGGCAAAGGGCCTGATTACTGAAGAATACCATTCCAAGTTCCATGGTTGGGAAATGTCAGTAGCCAAAGATGAGAAGACTGGTCAAGTGGTTAGCACAGTAGCTATGCCAACATTCCCGGGTCTAGACAAGATTTTAGAAGCTGCTGAAAAGATGTATGGTTTTGTAAATCAAAACACACCTAAGAAGTAATTCTTACTCAAAATAATGCCCCTTAATTGGGGCATTGCCATGGTTGACAATAAATGGTTTCGGGTATATAATACATTTATGAAGTCAAAAATCTATATCACACAACGAGATAACGACCGTTTCTTTAAACAGAAATTACCCACGTGGCGTAACGGTTTTTGTTACATTCAACGCAAAGTGACATTAGAACCTGACCCCCACGATGTTTATCCTGAAGGTGAGTATGGATATATCACTATCGGTAAGGTCAAGGTAACTGTGATTGGCAGCAATCATTATGGCGAATTTTGGATACAATAGTATGAAAAAACTTTTATTATTGTTATCCATTGTACTCACTGGGTGCGGTGGGGGCGGGTCAAGTGACCCAAGCAGCACCACCAGTACTGCAAAAGCAGAGAGTAAACCTGTAATCACATGCCTTATTTCTAGCACTATTGCACCAGCAGGTTATACTGGTTCTTATGCAATACCCACTCCAACTAAAAGACTAGTCACTACTATCCAACGTAGTGTTGGCATCAAAGATTATTATCCTGACAATAAATGTAAATATGCAGCCGAATTAGATAAGCTACAAACTCTAGGTGTAGATAGAATTTGGGTGTACAATTACGGAGTATGGGACGATTTCAATAAACCTGTATGGACTATTGATAATACATCATGGCAAATTCCAAAAGAAAGTTTCACCTATTTAGTTACCGAAGCTAAAAAAAGAAATATAAAAGTATTCTTAGCACTTCAATTTACTGCGTTTGACAATCAAGGAACTATGTTACCGTTTGGTGTAGATATTTCGTCAGCACTCTTACAAAAGATGTTAGATAGTCATCATAGTGCAATCGTTGATTATGCCAAGTATGGAGAGAGTATAGGCCTAGCAGGAATCAGTATTGACTGGAATGCTTTTTATATTAAAAATTGGTATGACTACCCCGATCAATGGGCAACCAATATGGTTTCAATTGCTAATGATATTAGAAGTAATTTTTCAGGTGTGATTACTTATGGACAAATAGGAAGTCCACATTATGATACTAGAATTTATAATGTTGTAGATGAACTTCATATTCATTTGGCACCCAGGCTTACGCAAATAGAAAATGCCAACATAAGTGTTAGCTTATTACGTGACAAATTTACAGACTTGATTAATCAGTTTTACATTGATTACCATCAGACTAGTAAGCCTATCATATGGGAAATTAGCGTACAGAGCCGTGACAAATATTTTACTGAAGGTTGGGTAGAAGATGGATTCTGTGTAAATAACTGCATTCAAAATTCGTATGTCACAGATTTTAGTATTCAAGCTATGGGCATTGAAGCTGCACTGGAAGCAATAGCCATGCAAAATAAATTCACTACTAAATCAGTTGACTTTCACACATCATATTGGCACACCGACACAATGACTCCTGGTTCAGAAGGATTCCCCAATCTGTCTCAGTCAATTAGGGGAAAACCTGCTGAAAATATAGTCAAATATTGGTTTAGCCGAGGTTGACAATAAATGGTTTTGGGTATATAATAGAATCTTAGACAGTTAAGAAACGGAGTTAATTATGAATCTCAGTATCAACGACAGAATTTCTTGGACTTGTAGTGCAGGTGTTCTTGAAGGTATTATCTCTAACATTTGCCTAAGATCCAATGGTGCTAAACAAATTGTTCCTTGGATTGATATTGATGTTACAGTTACTCAGAAAAAAGACCGTGCATATAGTGTCCGACTTTGCGCTACCGAATCAAATCTCAAAATGATGCGTGTTGCTAAACTTGAAACCGAACTTGCTTAAGGAATAGTAATGGCTCGTTATCAGAAACCTGCTCCCTTGAATCTGAACGCTGATGACGTTTGGGCGGCTGCTTGTCAAGCACAACGCCTTAATGGTACCTATGTTAAAGAGGGACAAACCTCTGAACTAAACCCCAATGTAATTTGCAAGACCAATCGGCAAATAGTAATGTCATTAATGGCAGACATTACCCAAATCACTAGTGAAGACCGTGAACAAGGTAAATTGGTTCGTCAGTTTTATCAAGGATATACATTCAAAATCCTTAAAGGTATCAAACTGTCAGAGTTTGACAACACCGCAATGTTGCTTGCAAACCGTGAAACTATAGATAGCAATTATGATATTGCAGTAGTTACTAGTTTGCCCTCATGCTATGAGCGTGGTATCAAACGTCAAACAGTAGACCAGCGAGTTGCTTTTGCTACCGGCGGATACGTTGGGCGATTGACTGAAAAAGTATCGGTTTCAATTGAAGTACTAAAATCTTTCTATTCGCAAAATTGGAATACTCACTATGTTACTGGTATTACTAGTGACGACCAAGTGTTATTCTTTGCGTACAAACAACAACTAGAAGTGGGCAAGATGTATGACCTTTATGGTACTGTCAAAGCACACCGTGATAATTCTACTCAACTTAACCGTGTAAAGGTAATTGCATGATTTGGGCTTGGGTATTGATGACTATGAATGCACAAGGTATCATTCAACAATCTCGTCCCATGAGAACCGAAACTGAGTGTTTGCAATTGGTTGAAATAGTACGTGTGTTTGCTGATACTGGTACTCTGTGTGTACAACGTAAAATACGGATAGTTGAATAATGAGTTTTTATATAATTGACCTTGACAAGTGGATTGCATATTATCAGTTGTTAGCAATTTATTTGGTTTTATACGCTGCGTTGGTAGCTACAAATGTAGCAATTTTATTTGATAGTTTATTTGGAGAAAAAGGATGAAATATATTTTGGTAACACTAGTGTTGACAGCAATTGTAGGGTGTAGTACAATAGCAGGAACTGTCAAAGGTTTAGGTGAAGATGTAAAGGCAGGGGCTGACTCTATTTCAGGAATGATTAAAAAATGAAAAACTTTATTTTAGGCACTATATTTGGAATCGTTATCTCTACAATAGGATTTAGTGGTGTAGCCAAACTACTTGATAACGGTGTAAACAAAACAAAAGCAATTGTGCAAGAACAGGTAAAAGAATAATGACACTGGGTTGGTTAGCTGTAATTGTAATGACACTGACAGGTAATGTTGGTTGGGCAATGCTTTTGGCATTTTTTATTTGTTTGGCTACTCCCAGTGGACAATAGCATTTACTAAAGGAGCAAAATAATGGGACTTGATATGTACGCTTATGTAGCCCGCAAAGGTCAACATGATGAATACCAGGAACAAGACGGTGATTGGAATCCCGAGACTCATGTGTGGGAAACTAAGGGCTCAGTAAGTAAGCCCATTGATCTTGCCTACTGGCGCAAGCATCCTAGTCTACACGGTTACATGGAGCAACTTTGGCAAAAGAAGGGTATGCCCGGTGGTAGTATCACTGATGGTAGCTTCAATGGAGTTGAACTTGAACTAACTTGGAAAGACATTGATGATCTTGAACAAGTTGTGCGTCATGGAAAACTACCATTCACTGAGGGTTTCTTCTTTGGTAAGCCAAGTGACAATGAATATTATGAGCAGGATCTCAAGTTTTGCACCGATGCAAAAGCAGAAATATTTTTTGGATTTAAAGTGTTTTATAACTCAAGTTGGTAGTATGGCTGAAAAATTAACACTGTTTACAAAACACGAAGAAATTCGCATATTAGGTGCGTTAACTATTCCTGACCATACAACAGAAGCACTAGACAATTATTTTCTTAGAGGTTTTCAGCCTGGCGGTTTTCTTACAAGCATACTTACTAATAATTTGTATGGGGCAGTGGGTAGTGCAGACGCTGCCAATCGTCATGTAATTTACGAGATTACTCTTTGGCTAACCCGCAATGATATGATTATACCACATGACAGTTTCGGTTCTGTTGAAAGAGTCATTGATTGGTTACATGATAAAAATAGTATCAGAACAAACTTTGTTGATAAGTTTGAAAAAGAATATATTTGGAAAACATTGAAAGCATAATATGACAGGCTGGAACACAATTAGAAGAATTCGTAAGTTTGAAGAACGTGCAGAACTTCTTGGCATGCAATTTACTGCTTACCGAAATGATGATGTTTACGGTGAGAATGTGGCATTAGTGCCCAAGGACAAGGAAGCATTGCCAATCTACTCACGTGATGCTGTGTTGTTTGCTGGCACATTGGAAGCGGCTGACCAGTTTATGCAAGGCATACTATGGGCACGAGATTATGATGATATGCTAAAGGTCAGCAATGATGTAAAGCGTAAACGCAAAGAACAAGATGAACGCAACCGCCAGCTGGTCCGTATCTTGAAAAATGAAAAGAATAGTTTGGTAAAAACATGACAAAAAATTTCACAATTGGGGCACTGCTCCTTATAGCAATAATGCTTGCGCTACGTCCGGATCCTGAGGGCATGTGTACAGATGACCCTAATACAGTTGTTATTGAATATGAATGCAGTAGCCTAGATGATTATGATGATGTACCTCTAGAGGTTACTAATGAATGTCGTAAACGTGCAATAGAGTCTACTATACATAGTAAAACAAAAATTTAAATAGGAATAATAATGAGTGCAAGTTGGATTAATAAATTAAACGAATCAGATAGTCGCCTTCACAAAGAAGATGTAGTATTGCAAGCACTAGAGGCAAGTGTCCTAGGTAGTACAAATGCTATCAATTTTTTAACATTTGCAAAAGCATGTTACAACCCATATATAACATTTGGTGTTAAACAGATTCCTGACACAGTGGGCATCGTTAGCGCAGAAAATCCTTGGGATGATTTTAATGAACTGATGACCGAACTCAGCCAACGTAAATTGACTGGTCACGCAGCCCGTGATGCAGTACAGAGTTTGGCTGAACGTTTTGACAGTGATGAATGGAACACATTTCTTGCTCCTGTTTTACGCAGAGACCTTCGTGTAGGTATCTCCAGCACTACAATCAATAAAATTTGTAAAAAGACTGCTTACGAAATTCCTATCTTTGGTTGCCAACTAGCAACTAACAGTGAGGGTCGTCCTGAAATGAAGGGCACAAAACGTCTTGAACCTAAACTAGATGGTGTTCGTGCATTGTTTACAGTTATCCCTAGCGACAACGAAGTAGCTATTATTTGTTTCAGTCGCAATGGAAAAGTGTTTGAAAACTTTGGTCACATTGAAAATCAAATTCGTGACAATTGGACTAAAATGGTTCGTGCATGTGCAAGCGTAGACCAGGGTCGTAGTTTGGTTGATGGGTTTGTACTTGATGGTGAAGTGATTGGTAATACATTCCAAGAACTCATGCGACAAGCACGCCGTAAAGATAATGCACAAGCAGAAGATAGTGTATTCAACGTATTTGATATTGTTCCCCTGCAAGACTTTCGTAGGGGACATTGGAATGCTCAACTTAAAAAGCGTATTCAACTACTTGATGCAATGCGACCAGTCGTTGAAGAAATGCCCAATGTTGAATTGCTTCCTCACATCATGGTTGACCTTGATACCGCTGCAGGTAAGGATCAACTTGAACGCTATGCTCAGGACAATGTGAAAGCAGGATTTGAAGGCATTATGATTAAAGAGTTAGAAGCCCCATATATCTGTAAGCGTAGTACAGATTGGATGAAGTGGAAGCCGGTAATCACAGTAGACTTAGAGGTCATTGGCGTTGAAGAGGGTACTGGAAGAAATAAAGGACGATTAGGTGCATTAGTATGTGAAGGAATGGATGACGGAAAGCACATCACAGTCAATGTTGGTAGTGGATTTAGTGATGAAGACCGTGATGATTATTGGAATAATTCTAATGATGTAGTTG